CCGCCGCCGCCGCCTCCGCCTCCGCCAGAGTCGTCATTCGGTTCGGATAGTTTGTTGATTTTGTCAAAGCCCATTAAGGACTTCATTTCTTTCGCTGCCTTCTTAGCAGCACCGCCAGCCTTGTCAGCAGCTCCACCAGCATCATCCACAGCATCAGCCATGTCGCCAGCTCCACCACCAGCACCTTGCATATTATCCGCAAGGTTCCCGACAGCATCGGCGGTCTCTTGTATTCCACTACCAGCTTGTGACTTCTTGCCCGTTAAGAGCTCAGTAAGAGCCCTAAATGCGTTCCCGACAGTCAATAGCTTACTTAGTAGGAAGTTAAGAACTTGAATCACAGGAGTGAACAGATTGATGAGTCCTTGTCCAACGGATGCCATGAACGATTGGAATTGAAGCTTCATGATCCGCACTTGGTTCGCCCATGAATCGCTAGTCCTTGCGAAGTCACCACTTGCAAGAGCTAGTTGACTTTGAACGAATGCGAATCTAAGAGCCACTTTTTCCGCCTCAGACATCTCAGCTGTGGTCTTCCCAAATCCATTCGCCATCGCATAGGCATCGAGGGCTGTTTGTGTCATTACGACCCCTAAATCCTTCAACGTTTCCGTCTCACCTGTGAATACAGATTTCAATTTCGTGTACGCCTCGTCTTGGCTTATGTTGTAGAATGATGCTACATCCCCCGCCAAGCTCGTCAACGCTGTGGACATCTCATAGGCTTGTTGTTCGCTAAATCCAAAAGCCTTGGACATCGCTCCGAATGTCCCTGTGTAGCGTTTAGCCATCGTCTCAGACAATCCCGATGCGTACATTGCCGATTTTGCGAATTCGTCAACTTGTTTCGACATCTTAGGGAATGCCACATCAACCACGTTTTGAACCTCATTCAAATCGGACCCGAGTTTGATTGCCTCAGAGCCAAAATCAATGAGTTTCTTGACCGCAAACGCACCAGCTAAGACTTTCGCAAAGCCCATGACTTTTTGTTGGATTCCATTCAATTGATTCGTGAATCCTTGTTGATTCACCACCAATCCCAATTCAACATCGCCGATTTTAGTTGCCATTTGTCCACCTCCTTCTTACTACCATTCAGAAAAGGCTTGTTGAAGTTCCTTAAGAACCGCATCAAGCTCTTCTTGTGTTCGTTGTTTTGCTCGTTTATTTCGCCACTCATCTCGGATTCGATGCTGTCCCGGTGAGAACGATTCGAGCATTTTTGGGTCGTCCTCGCTTCGAATTTGGATAATTCGTCCGAGAGGAGTCTCCGATGAGAGTCCAGAGACTAGAGCTCTGAATTCTTTCCATTTCATTTCTTTAAAATCATAAGAATAGAACGATATGCCATATTGCGTTCTAAATGACGAGACCATCAAGTCCCAATCTTCGAAAATGTCGTAATATGGCTCACCTATTCCCCCGCTTCTTGGTCTCCTACAATCAAATTGATTGCCTCACGAATGAGAGCCATCCAGCTTTTTAGGTTTAAACTTAATTTTTCAATCTTCACACGGTCTTGTTCGTTGAAGATGATTTCATATAGATTCTTCATTTGGGCAACAGTCGGATCCCCATCAACGCCACTCATAACTTCCATGAGCTTGAGTGCTGTTGGAGCTGAATCATCTACTTCGATGGTTACGTTCTTGATTTTGATTTTTGGTTTTGATTCAAAATTTAATTGTTCTGTGATGTCGATAATCTTACCCATTATTCAAATACCTCGCTTTTCATTGTTGTGAATACTTCTGTCGTTTCTGTTTCTTCTACTTCACCGATAAGTGGAACACCAATTCGATTGTGTTCGGTCGTCAATTCGTGGATTCGTTCATCCGTCATTCCTGTTGTATCGAATTCATCACCGACTTTGTATTCCTTGCGAGTTTCCGCATCGATGAAGTTGATTAGTGCTTTATGCATTTTTATCCTCCTTTGCCAAATAAAAAAGAGGGGCGATGTTCACCCCTCCACTTGTTTTCGTGATTCTTAGCCTGCCGCTGTATATTCAGGTTTACCATTAGACATGATGTCGAATGATAGTGGTGCGGCTGCTGTACTGTCACCAGACATGAAGTCTTTGATGTTGATGACTGCTTCTTTGAAGACTAATTTGGATCCGTCTGGGAATGTCCATTGGAAGTCTTTTTCAGCATCACGACCATTCTTCAATGCGATAGCAGCGATTGCATCGTTCCCAGTATCACCGATGTGTCGTTTGCCCGATACTGAGATTGTGACTGATTTAGCTGTCATCAAGCGACGTTTCCATCCTTTGTGTTCGAATGGAGACCATTCTTCTACACCATTGTCGAATGATACTGAAAAGCTTTCTAATTCTTTGATTTCTGTCCAAGTTGGAGCGTCTTTCGTTCCTGTGTTCACTTGGAATTGGTTTTCATAGACGGGGAATACCCCTGTTCTTTTTTCTGCCATTTTTATTCCTCACTTTCTTGTTCTAATCTGTAATAGATATCTAATTCGATGACACGTTCATACACGTTATTGTCATCAGTTCCCACATCGATGGGCTCGTTCGATAAGAGTCGAATCATTTGGATTGGAGTATCACCAATCACCACGTTCTCAGCCTTTAGGATTTGGTTGAAGAGGTAGTTCGCTCGCTTTTCTGTTTCGTTCGCATTCTGATTGTGATGAATCAAGATGCTGACCGATTTCACATCATAACTTGCCAAATTCCTCCCACCAATTGCGATGCGTGGTTCGACATTCGTCTTTCGTTGATAGACTCCAATGCTATACATTTTCTTATTATCGAGCTTCCCGATGTAATAGTTTTGAGCTGCGTGATAGGATTCCAACCAATCTCGCACTTCTGCCAATGTTATCATCTTCACACCCCCGATATTTTCTTGTATAAAGCAGCATAAGCCTTCTTGATGTCCTCTTGTTTCGAACCTTCGACCCAATCATCCATCCACTTGCCTCGAGCGTGTGGATTCGTGCTCGTGTTGAAGTTGTATTCGGGATGAAAGTATAATCTTCGAGCGTATGGAGTGGAATGAGTCAAAGATACTCGACCACTACTCGAACCCGAGTAATCGACCGAGAACGCCTCACCTTGCAATGTACCGTCTCTAAACGGGACCACTTGGGCGTTGACTATCTCGGTGTGTAAATACTCGCCAGTCTGTTCCAACGCTTGAATTTGAGCCTTCTTGAGCCTTCCAATGACTCCGAAGTCGAATTTCACCCGACTATTCGCATGAATCATCGTCCATCACTCCAATCCGAGATACGTGTAATTCACAGAACCGTCCGGATTGCGTGATTTTCGTGTGTCTACAATCTTTCGCTCTACTCCATGGATGTTTACACTCCCACCACTTAAAGTCGCTAAATTGGGGGCAATATCGCCATTAAACAACGCCGACCCCGTGAGCTTCACGATTTTTTGTTGATCCGTCAACACGGTCACGACCTTGTCTTGATAATTACAAAACAAATTGGCTTCAAATTCCTTGATAGGCTCGCCATCCTTCGACACGCCTTCGCTTTGTACCATCACATGGATTGGAGTCTTGCAAAATTGTGGAAGAACTAAACTTGGAAAATGCATCAAATCACCTTCCTTGTAAGTCCACTTTGATTCAATAGTTCATAAGTGCTTCGCTTCATTGCGATTCCATTCATTGTGACTACATTCCAAGAATCACCAAAATTCATCGACACTCCATTGATGGAATACGATGATAGAGCGGTATCGATTAAGTCTTTGTTTTCAATCATGAAGTCAGCCATTTGGCAACACACCTCACGAATCACCGATTGTTGGAATGGAGTGAGATTATCAAACCCCATCCCAACAATACGGTTGAATGTTAGTGTGTCGATATGCTGACTAGCTGTCTTCAAGATGCGATTGAGATTCTCTGGAGTGTGAGTTCCAAGATATTCGTTCTTGTAGAACGTTTCATCAGCATATATCATGACTACTCACCCGCTTCTTCTGTTTCTTCGGCGGTTTCGTTCCCTTTGTTGTTTCCTTTGCGGTTTCCTTTTTTACTTAATTCCAACACTTTTGCTTCTAGTTCAACAATTTTGTCGAGAGCTTCGTTGTAAGTAGCTGAATCTACTTTGTGTGTGCCCGAATCGATTTTAGTATGATTTTCATCATAGATGTCGAATCCTCTTGATTTGTAGTACTCTTTTTCTAATTCGGTGATTGTATAAACTTTGTTACCTTTTTCTGCTGTATACATTCAAATACCTCCTTTTTGATTACGCTTGAGCGTTGATGTAGATACCATTCGCACGATTCTTGACAAGGAATGCATCCATGTAGAAGCGTGATTGTAGTAAATAGTTGTCAGCTGTTCTTGAATCTTCACCAGGTTCGAATGCGTTGATGTAAGAGTATTTGTCACGAGCAATGACAGCTGTTGGATGTACTAAGATAAAGTTGATTTGTTTAGCATCAACAGCAGCAACACAGCCTTCAGTGAAGTTGTATTTTGATTTCAAGCGAGCAGATTGAACCACTTTAATCTTCACATCATCTAAGTCGTAAATAGAGCGTTTAACTGAGCCCTCGCCAGTAACTCCCATAACACGTTGGATGTCTTTTGCTTCTTTCAATAATTTGTTCACTTTTGGAGTAACGTATAATAAACGACCAGCACCCGGAACCCCAGCTTCATCCATTTTTTCCATGGCTGAATCAAATTGTTCCAAAATGTTTTCGGCTGTAAGAGCTTCAGTTGAGATTGTTGCTCCATTTGCTGCGTAAGTAGTAGCTTCATCATACAATTTAGAGAACACATAGCTGTCCTTCTCTGGAATTGTTTGTTCTTCTTCTAATGTATTTTGTACGTTACCAATAGAAACAGTTTTGTTTGTTTCATCCACATCCATCGGATCGATTACGAATTCGATTGAACGGTCATGAGCTAATTTCTTAGGTTCCCATTCGTTTGTGATTGTGCCTTGGTTGAATCCTAATGAGCCACGAGTGTGGTCTTTGTAACCTGACAATGTGATGCTTGGTAATTTGATTGTTTGAGCATCGATGAATTTCACTTGTTTGTTTGATTGGAATAGTTCAAAAGATGCCAATTCTTTTGCGTATTTTTGCTCTAATGCTGGAGCGAATGTTTCTGCGTATTTTAATACCATAATTATTTACCTCTTTTCTTTTTTTAAACTCCAAAAATCTTTAAGAGTTCGTCATTTGTTGTTGATTGTTTAACATCTCCCGTGGATCCGACTTGTGTGAATCCTGTTGGTGCTGTTGCTTCTGGTTTAAAAGCTGGAACGTCTTCCAACACTTTTGCAATCACAGCCTCGTAGTCTTCATTCTTAGAATCCAACGTGAGATTGGTTGAGTCTGCCAACTTTAGAACGTATGGCAACACGTTCGAGCCCACACCTTGCTTGATAGCCGCAAGTTGTAAGTTGCTCTCGATTCTTGTTTGAAGTGCTTGAGCTTGTGCCACTCGAAGCTCCTCTTGAAGGTTTGCCACATCTGGTTGGGCGGAGGCTTTTTGACTTTTAAAGCTTGAGATTGCTTGTGCCATCTCTTCCCCTGTCAAGCCTTGGTTCTTGAAATAGTTCTTCAAGACCGTATCCTCAGCGACCTTTTGTTTGCCTTCCACGATGCTCGCAATCTTCTCATAATCAATCTCTGGAGTACTCTGAGCGGGATTGTTTGAGCTTGCTTGCGGATCCTGTGTTGTTGATGCCCCAGCGTTTGCCGATTCATCAAAGAAAAATAGTTTGTGTTTGAACATTTTCATGTCCCTCCTTCTCAGTTTTTAGGGTGTCTCCCTTTTTTCAGTTTTGTGCTCAGGTGTCTCCTCGTAGTTTCAAGTCTTCGGACATACCAAAAAGAGCCACCCTTCGGATGGGCGACTCTCAATGGGTTTATTTATTTAATTTTTGGGTACAAAAAAAGCACCTAACTTTTCGCTAGATGCTTATCTATATTTTTTCCCGACTTCGAGAGCTCTTTCTCTGAATTCTTCGGGTGTGATTTCATTATTTAGCCACGAATGTCGAAGCTTTTCCATCTCTTTTTTGAATTCTGGGCGTTTGGCGAAATATTCCTTATATCCCAACGCCACCTCTCGTTCTCTTTCAATAAATTCATTACTCGACAAGAATATACACCTCCACTTGATTTTGAGAATTGATACTGTGTTTATATTTTGTATTTCGATTAAGAATAAATTCTTGTTCATGGTGGAATCGACTATAATCACCAATAAAAGCTCCATTTGTTCCTTTTGGTAAATAGAACTTAACAACAATACCTTCATCGTTATAATTATCAACGAAATTATTTGCAACTCTTTCGACAATAGACAAATGTTTGAACTCTTTGAATTCATTGCCAGAAATCAAATTGTCGAATTCCTCCATCGACATTCCACGATATGTCACGATGCTATCTTCTAACTCAAATTTACTCAACGAACTATCCAAAACATTTGCCATATTTTCAAGCACTTCTTTGTTTTTTGGAACATATTCGCTATCGTATAGCATTTTATTGAGTTGACGATGATATTTACTTCCTGTTATATCTTCAATCGATTTTCGTTGCGGTCCTGTTAAGTTATTGAACCACTTATCAGAAGATGCTCTAATTCGTTCCAAAACATCCCCTTCAACGTTAACATAATTATACTCGGGTTTTGCTTTAGGTTCAATAGCTTTTTCTTCCAATTCGAAGATTTTATCTTTCAACTCGAGCCCATTCTTTTCTTCAAATGAATCCAATTGTTCTCGATACTGTTTCACATTGTTGTTCCACTCAGTAGCACGAGCACGATACACCTCTTGGTTTTCAGCATCAAGACTGTTCTTCGCTAGACGATTATAGCTCTTTGCTTGTCGTTTAGCGTGATTGAGCTTGTTCTCGATTAGTTGTCGTTCCTTTATGACGGGCTTTTCTTCATAGTACCTCGATTCGGGCTTTGAGCTTATGCCTTCGAAGTATGTCGAATGCTTATCCTTACAATTAGGATGATACAAGCCAGCCGCCATCGCTGAGCTCATGAGTGGGTACGGTCCGTCTTTAGAACTTCCACCACTCCAAACATCATCGATGAGCACCTTGCCCTCGAATGGCATACACAATGGACAGGCGTTGAATCTCTTGTTCAATATGACCGTGGACACGCCCCATTCCTGTCGCTTCTGACCTTCGCCCATCAAATAGGCTCGTTTGCTTGCTGTTCTCACAGCCATGTCAGCATACGACACAATGTTGTGTACAGCACCGTTCGAGTACGTGATGCAATTGATTCCGTTTTTCAAAAAGTCGCTTGTTGCCATGTCCACAGCCTTCTCATAGGTGAGGGCTCCCGAACTTGCTGCGACTTGTGATTGGAAAATGATTTTGCGATATTGGTCGTTCGCATATCTTAGTACAGCGGTTTGGGCTGTCTTCATGTCATGCTCGACCGCATTCATCAACGCATCTAATCGCTTTTGATTCGTTTGGAAGAATCCAGCACTTAGACCACGTTCACGCTTTAGAACGTAGCCTTTTTCGAGTGCCTTCAACACATTGAGCTCCTCATCGCTTGCACCTTGCAATGATGCATTGGCGATGGTCTCTCTAATCTTCTTGTTCATCGATTTGAACTCGAGACCGTACTTCTTAGCAGCCTCTTGTTTGAATCGATGAAGGTCTTCTAGTTGAATTGCCTGCCATTGAGTCCATTCGATACCAAGCTCAGTTTCTTCCGCTTTGTGTTTTTTGAGATTCCTCGTCATGGACTCGAGCAATTCATTCTCGATTCGTTCAAATGCTCGACTAACATCATAACCCATTCGAATACACCTTGAATCCTTTCAATCGATATTCTCGAACCATCTTCTTGAGTTGAGTTCTCGATGTCGGTTTCAAATTCATCATCTCAATCTGACCGTCTTTCTCGACCGCATAGATTCCGAATGGACAATACTCCTTACTCATGTTGAGAAGTGCTTTCGCTTGATCCGTTCTCATTTGGTAGTTCTTGTTCATGATTCTAACTAGCAAGTTCATCACCTCTTTCAACGCTGAATCCATCCAAGTCCGTGTTGACATAAGGCTCATCGACCTCGCTGATGCCTTGCTCAGACTTCAAGCGAATAACTTCTTCGGACTTCCATTGCTCGTCCTTAGAATCGCCATAGAGCTCATCCACAGAGGCTTCGATGGACATGATGCCACTTGTTTTTGCTTTTGCCACAGTCTCAACTTGAGACTCGAATGAAGGATTCGCATATTCCCCAAAAGGAACGTTCACCGTAATCTCTTCGATAGGTCTACGATTCAATACGTTGAAGCTATTGATTGTCATGTTTACTAATTGAGGGATAAACTCTTGTAATGCTTCCACAATCGTGTTGCGTGTGTAGAGAGTCGTCTTCTCTTTCTCACGCTGTGCCTCAGCATTGTCAAGCTTCTTCACATCAATCCCAATCGTAGAAGGGCTCACGATACCTTGCAACGCTAAATCTAAAGCGGTGATGTAGGTTGCCAAATAGCTCTCGTGAGGGATGTTCGCTTGTTGCAATGTAATCTCATTGCTTGCTCCTTCGGCTCTGTCAGATGCTATCTTGATGAATCGATTATCGAATGCATTCGGCTTCATGAATGTTCCTGTTCGTGGGTCCCGTGGAAGCAACGATTCGGGAATATATTCTTTTGTTCGACCGCTTCGAAGTGCATCCATCCATTGAGACCATGACTCATCCAACGCATCGAATGTGTCCGTCTTTCTGTCAAAGATGGATTCGCCTCGACCTCGTTCCACATCAGATTCAAAGATGCTAAATGGCACACATAGAATCAAATGCTTGTCGAACGTGAAATCGTTGATGTCCTGTGTGTATTCAGTCGAATGAATATCCAATTCAGCATCACCACGATAGAGCTTGTTCGTTACATATCCGAATCCATAATGTTCTTCTAGTGTATATGTTTGCTTGTTCTCATCAAATCGAGTGGTGAAGACGACCTCATGCAATCGCCCACGCTTGTTCTTGATTTGGATACGCTCACCGCTTACCCATTCAATGATTGGATATTGTGAGACCGTAGAATCAAACGAGATTCTGAATGCTCCATCACCAATCACAAGAGCATCTTTCACCGCCTCTTTCAATTGTTTCTTGAAGTCGTTATCTTGTGCGATATCCTCCCACAAATCTTCATGCTTGGAATCTTCAAATTCCAAATCATTCATGTCGTAGAGCACCGCATCTCTCAAGACCTTCACGATGATTCCCGGGAGTCCCGTGTGAATCTTTCTGATTTCTTGCCCCGGAGTTGAATGTGCACCCCAAAAGCTCAATCGTGTCGTTGATAGTTGAGAGTAAAGTTGTTGCAATTCGTAGGACTTGCCACGATACCAGATTCTATTCTTAGCAGCATTGTCCTCGAATGTCATCTCTTCATTGATGACAATCGCACTCGGTTGAGCTTTCTCGATTCTCAAAAAGTTCCTCATTCCATTTCTAATCATATTCACCAGCCCCATCTTCTATTTCTCCTCTCTGTTGTCCAATCATGTACTTGTATGGTAACCACGCATATTGATTCGCATTGATTGTGTGGTCGTTTTTGTCTTCGGGTGCTTCTTTCGTTTCTTGCCACGAATAAGCGTTCATTTCTTTGATGTGTTCCACACAATCTTCAACGACCAAATAAAAGCCACGAGCAATCCAACCAATTTGAAGGTTGATTCGGTCGATGACTTTCACTTTCTTGTATGCGTCGTTGAAGTTGTAGACGGACCCGAAATTCCGTTTGTATTTTATCATCTCGGTGATTGTCGCTTGGTCTGCCGAATCGATAAACGAATCACGACTGAATCCAAATTCCTCAGCGTTGCGGTCAAGGAACGCAATGAACATCTCGACCGTGTCAGAAGGAGCAATTGGCTTTTCTAAGTCCGCATTGTTGTAGATTTGTTCGGCTAATGTAACCAAATGCCCGTCATCCGTGATGCCTTGGAATATCATCGCAATCGTGTCTTCACTCTTTCTTGAGTAAGCTGTATCGAGCCCAGCTGAAAACATCACATAGTTGAATGTCTTCGCTTTGGCTTTCGTGATTACGTTTTTCTTACTGTCGAAGTTAGGGAAGACCAATCCTGTTGCTCGACCTCGAAGCCCTTGAATCTTGTTCTTGTACATCTTAGTGCCCACAGGAGCAGCATCAATCTTCTTTTGGATATCCTCTTTTGTCAAAGAGAGATTGTCGTTGAATGAGAAAAACCAATATCTCCATTTCGGGTTGTGTCGTTCTTTCAAGTCAGCCATAATCTCACGAGGAACATCCTTCTCGTACTTCTTGTACGGTCTTGAACGATTGATGAATTCCTTGTACACAGGAAGGTCAGGATTGTCGGGGTTGAGTGTAGCCATCATATAGTCGTTACGAGTAGAGACCTCACGAACAAATTCAATGTCCGATGTGTTTATCTCATCGATGTACACACATCCATATTGCCCACCAAGTGCCATCTTCCACTTGTCTGCGTTGTCGTAGCCAAGAATGTAGATGATTTTGTCTTCGAATTTGATGTGAGGAATCTTGTAATCTTTATCACCATTACCAAAATAAAAAGCATCCCGATGGATGTCGAGGATGCCATTGTCTTGATTGATTAAGTTCTTCTCAGCAACACCGACTGTCTTCGCAGCAATGATGTGGAACTTCTTCTTGCTCCTTGAGACCATACGCATGAACTTGACACCCAAGCCCACCGTGGTCTTGCCGGCGGCTGTCGTGCCCTCAAGGAAGTCCGCATCCACGTTTTCGACCGTGTTGCAAAAATCGATGTATTTTTGAGAGAGTGGGAAGCTATTCATCGAGCCCACTTCCTCCTAATTGGTTCACGATATCATCGAATTTCGGTTTCGATTCAATCTGAGCGTTGATGTCCACACGATCCGTGAACGTTCCATATCGCTTGCCTAGAAGCTCCGCCGCTCGTGTTCTCGATTGTACGTTCGGGACCGCTTGAATGACCTTTTGAGTTCCTTCACCATCAAGAACCAACAAAGGCTCAGTCTTCTCACCACGCATCACGCTCGTCAAATATTGAAGGACTTCTTCTTGTGTTGCAATCTTCTCGGATTCGAGCTTTTCGAGTCGTTCATCGATATAGCTTTTTATTCCAACATTATCCAACAATTTATGGCTTTGAGATTTTGCATATTTTTCAGAATAACCAGCTTCCACCGCTGATTTATAAAGATTCCCTGTGATGATGTACTCATCCGCAAATCGTTGTTGTTTCAATGTCATTTTTGTCATTTTCCATCACCTCATTTCTATATTTAAACGATAATAAAACACCCCTCACGACTGTGAGAGACGTTCAAGGTATATTCCGTAGAACTATACCGCAATCAAAATCTAACAAAAAACCTCGGGAGTGGAGACCCGAGGA